ATCCGGCTGATGAAACTGATATGGAAGATGTTGATATTGGCGACGATATTGGTGACGAAGTAGGAGACGAATAAAAATGGAAATTACAGAACAACAATTTAACGCTAACTTACAAAATCTTCCTGAGATGGATCAACAAAATGTAATTGGTATCATACAGGAAATAGATGGTGATGAGCTACGTAGTTTTGCAAAGGCTCTTGGTGTTGATATTGTAATGAGTGAAGAAGTGGCTGAAGAACCTATGGATGCTACTGTAGACCCTGCTATGGATGAGATGCCTATGGAAGAACCTCCTATGGAAGCTCCTCCCGCAGAAGTACCTCCCGTAGAAGCACCACCTGCGCCCGTACAACCGTCTATGGATCAACAGATGCAACAGTTAGCAATGGGTGATCAAGTTGTTGAGCCTGTTCCAGAGGAAGCAATGCCAACAGAGGCTATGCCGACAGAAGCCGTACCAATGGAAGCTGCGCCAGTAGATGCAGTTGCTGGTCCCATAATGCAAGAAGGAGCTTCTGAAACAGGCGTAGCAGATGATGTTCCAATGGATGCAGAAGAGGGTGCCTATGTAGTAAACGCTGCAGCCATAGAACGAGTTGGAGTACGTGACTTTGAAGAACGTATTCTCAAACCTAATATAGAGTCTCTACGTAAAAAGGGTATAGAGATTAGTTTAGAACAATTAAAAAGTCCTGCTGCACAAGTAGAAGGTGATACAGACGTAGCCGTAAGTAACGGAGAGTATTACCTGCCAGCTATTCTTGTTGCGGAGATAGGTTTAGACTTATTAGAAAAGATTAATAAGCGTGGTGAACAGGAAACAGAAGAGAGAATAGCTGAAGAGGAAGCTCCTGTAGACCCTATGCAACAACAGGTACAGGCTTTAAAAGGGGGCGAAAGGGTAAAAAAAAAGACTAGACCCCCTCAAGACCAGATAATTAAAAATCAAAACAATGTACGTCGTAAATTAAAAAATTTAGGATATAGAGAAGAAGCTATTGCAGGTATAATGGGAAATATTCACGGAGAAAATGATACTTTTGATTATAAACGTATAGAGGATAAAAAAGGAAAAAACAAAGGATATGGTCTTTTTCAATTTACTGGCGGCAGAAAAAAAGCCTATGAAAATTATTTACGAGAAATGAAAAAATCAGACTCTATAGATTCTCAATTAGAATATATGACAGATACAATTAATATAACTAATGATAAAAAAGCAGCTAATTTTCCAAAATGGGAAACATTTGATTTAGGATTTGGTAACAGAGAATCTTTACGTAATATTTTTAAAACTGGTGATGTAAAACAAATAACCAATAAATTTTTAGAAATTTTTGAAAGACCTAAAAACCCTAATGTCAGCAGACAAAAAAGAATTAATTTTGCAAATAAAATTTATAACCCTGTGGTAACTGCGCCACTATCACCAAAAAAACCTATACCACAACCAACAGATATTATAATTAAAGATACGGACTCTCCTCAAGAACAAGCAAGAAAAATAGAGGCAATTCCGTTTAAATAAGAATTTAGGTCAATAGACCTATCTAACCACAGCCACCCGCTATGCGGCCCTGTGTGACTAACCAACAAGCAGCTACCCTTACGAGGCCCTGCGAGGAGGAAAAATGACTGAAGACGTACTAAGTAAAGAACCAGAAGAACTAGGCCCCTACCGTGGAAGATATAAAGAAGGCGTTTACGCTGAAGATGTTGAAGCGGAGGCTACCCCAGAAGAAGCCCAAGACGATGAAGAAGCCATATCTCTTAAAACAGAGATTAAAACTGAGGAGCATGACTACAAAAAACGCTATGATGATTTAAAGAAACACTATGACAGTAAGCTTCACGAGTGGAAAGAAGAAAGAGAATCTCTCGTAGTAGAGGGACAATCTCAGCCACAGATTAGTGAAGAAGACGCTGACTTAGAATCGTTTAGAGAAAGTTATCCTGACGTATATAATGCAGTCGCAACTTTAAGTGCTAAAAAAAGTTCTGAAGAAGTTCAAGAACTCCGTGGAGAAATTGAACGACTTACTCAAAGAGAAGAACACCTTAAAGTAAAAAGTGCTTATCAAGAATTACTAGCCCTGCACTCAGACTTTGCTGAAATTAAAAAGTCTGATCAATTCAAAGAATGGCTTGGCAAGCAGCCACCTAGTATTTCAGATGGTATTACTAACAACAATGACGATGTACAATGGGCGTCACGGGTTCTCGACTTGTACAAAGCCGACATAGGCTCAAAACAAAAAAGAGGTAGACCAAGAAAGGATGCGTCTAGAGCAGCAGAAGCCGTTACGTCAACACGTACAGCTAATATTTCTGCTTCTTCAGGCAATAACAAAAAAGTCTGGACTACTTCAGAGATACGTAAACTCAAACCGCATGAATTTGATAGTCTTGAAAAAGAGATTGATCGGGCAAATGCGGAGGGTCGTATCGTTAACGGCTAATATATAGAAAGGACTGAATTATGGCTGTTGCTGTATCAGCCGGATATGGTAATCTACCATCCGGTAATTTTCAGGCCGAAATCTATAGTCAAAAGGTTCTTAAATTTTTCCGTCGCGCGTCAGTAGTAGAAGACATTACTAACACTGACTATGCAGGTGAAATTGAGAATTATGGTGACACGGTTCGTATCGTTAAAGAACCTACTGTTACTATTTCAGCATACTCGCGTGGTGCTGTGGTTACTCCACAGGATTTAGCAGATGATGAAATCCAACTGACTGTAGATCAGGCCCAAGCCTTTGCCTTCAAAGTCGATGACATTGAAGAGAGGCAATCCCACGTTAACTTCGAGGCTCTTGCTACCTCTTCTGGTGCATATTCCTTGAAGCGTAACTACGACAAAAACGTGCTACAAGTTATGATTGATGGCGCGGGTATTAAGGGTGCTTCTGGTTCTGTAGAAACAGATAGTGCGCTTGGTACTGCAGGTACTCCTCACACGATGGATGGCTCAGACGCCGGTGATGAGGCTGTACAAATCATTGCTAAAATGGCAAGGCATCTTGACCAAGTTGACGTACCAGAAGAAAATCGCTGGTTTGTTGCTCCACCTCGTTTTTATGAAACTCTTTATAAAGCAGGTGCCAAGATTGCTGAAGTTCAAGTAACTGGAGATTCACAGTCACCCATGCGTAATGGCATGTTGACTGCTCAGAAAGTTATGGGCTTCACGCTTTATAAATCCAATGCTCTTCGTCAGTCGTCAGATGCGACAACTACGACAGACATGGTATCGCTTAGTGGCGTTGCTTCTGGTGAGAATATTATTCTTGCTGGGCACATTTCGGCAGTTGCCACGGCCAACTCAATTGCTAAGACTGAAGTTATTCGTGATCCAGATTCCTTTGCGGATGTGGTTCGCGGTCTGCATGTATATGGCCGTAAGGTCATTCGTGCAGAAGGACTTGTTCTTGGCATTGTAGACTATAGTTAAAGGGAGGGAATAAATCATGGCTACTTATGATCGTACTACCTCTGGCGGCGGCACCGTTGGTCATCCTTCGCGGATGGCCCAAGCCTATGTGGTTACTTCCCCTGTTTGGGATACTGCAGACGGCGGGACAGGCGCTGACGTTATCCAGATGATTGACGTTCCCGCAGATACGATGATTATTGCAGGTGCTTTAGAAGTTCTTGAAGCACGAGGCAATGCTCAGATTACGATGGATATTGGTATTACTGGTGGTGATGTAGACTGTTTTGTAGACGGTTCTGCGTGTGCTGCTGGCTTTACGCCGTTTCTAGAAGCCGCTGTTGGCGCTTCTGGAGCTAATGCCCGTATTCTTACTAGCGCAGACACTATTGATTGCCTACTTATTGATGCGGCATCTACTGGTGAAAGCGCACTACGTTTCAGGCTTCACGTTTGTATGGTTGATATTTCACGCAATCCTACTGAGTCTGCTACCGTATCTACTGGTACGTAATGTTACTAAAGGTTTTGTAGGGTTCCTTTTTAAAAACCCTACACCTCTTTGCTATGAACTGCTTTGAACGGAGGAAAATATGTTTCTTAAAATATTAAACGATGAAGAAGTAAAAACCTGTCTAAAAGGAATAACACAAAAAACATTTGTATCCGGCGATACAACACAACCAGATAAAAATATAAAACAAAATAAAGAATCTTCTAATGTTTCAGATAGAGTTAGGAGATTAATTACAGATAAATTATATGATAATCATTATTGTGATTCTATATACTGTCCAACTAGGGTATCTGTAAATTTTTATAACGAATATAAAAAGGGAGATTTTTATAATTTACACGTAGATGAATTTAAAGCTCGCCCAAAGTCAAAGAACATATATTTCGATTACGGCTGGAGCTTAAATTTATCAGATGAGTATGGGGGCGGGGAGTTTGTACTTACTCTTGAAAATTCTGAAAAGGTAGGTAAAAAACTTTGTGCAGGGGAAATAGTAATCTTCCCTATTATATATCTTCACGAAGTACTACCTATAACAAGTGGAGTAAGAAAAAATATAGTAGGTTGGTTTTCTTCTAACATAACTTATGAACAGACATATATATTAAGAAATTTATATGCTGTTTCTGATTACTGTTCTACAGACAAACAATTTGCAGTACAAGCAAACCTAGTTCAAAATTACTTGAAAAAGACTTGGGGACAAAACCCGTGAAAAAATTATTAATTGTATTACCAATATTGTTTTTATCTATTTCAAAACCAGTAATGGCACTTCCTACAATGTTAGCTGCAGAGTGTTTTCCCTATGAAAAATTACAAGATATTATTATTAACGAACATAAAGAAGATATTTTTGCCGTAGGAATAAATCACGGCAATACTCTATTAAAAATATATTTAAATAAAATAACGAGAGAATATACTGTTACATTTCTTAGTGCTGAAAAAACAGCCTTAGAGTGTATCATTTTTAGCGGAACAGATTTTATCTTTGATAAAAAGAAATTTGTTTTACAAGACTAAACTCTAATTGAAAAGAGTATAACATGAACTATTCAGAGCTAATTAACGCAGTTTTATACGATTTAAACGAGACAACTATTGCAGAATCTGCTGTTGGATTGTCTGGTACTAGAGGTGTTCAAACCACAATTAAAAAAGATATTAATAGAGCAATACGGGATATTGACTCTGAATATATTCAGTGGCCTTGGCAGTTTTATACAGCCAGCTATACTTTATTTGGAGGTAAAGGAGAGTATGGTTATCCTGTAAAAATAGTAGTATCAAGCGTAAGCGGAGCATTTACAGACAACGAATATATAAGTGGAGGAACGTCTTCTGCTAAAGGTATTGTTCGCAGAGTACCACCTCACGGGGGACACTCAGACGAGCAATTTATTCTTGTAGAGCCTATTGAGGGAGAATTTCAATCTTCAGAAACTCTTACAGGGGCTAACTCATCTGTTACTGCTACTTCTGGAAACATAACATATACTACGGATGTAGATTACGATAGTTTTTTTCTACGCCCTAGAAATCTAATTTCAGAGGGAGAATTTAATAAAACAATTACACTTGGTTCATACTGGAATACAAGGACTACTGATCCAGCAGGAACAGGAACATCAGGAACACCTGCAATTAGTACAGACTCCAGTGGAAATAAGAGTTTTGCAGCAGGTGTACTACGATTAAATGATGGTTGTGTAGATCAAGAAATCCCTACTATTGAAAATAAAGAGTATAGAATAACCATACGCCTATCTTCTGGAAGCAGTAGTGCAACCTCTGAGACACTTAACGTATTTGCTGGTTCTAGTAGTGATAAAGATTCAGACTTATCTACGACATTTACAATATCTGATACTGGCGGAGGAGAAATTAAAACTGCTAAATTTACAGCCTCTACCCAGAGTACTTTTATTTCACTGAGCAACACTGCAAGTCAAAATTTAGATATAGATTTTATAGAAGTATTTCTTTCAGATGCTTCTGGAAAACCTCTAAATTATAAAACTTTTGAAGAGTATCAGGCTGGTCACGGAAAATATCATTCTTCATATAGGCAGAATGAATTTTTAGCACTTAGCACCCCCGACGATGGGTTTGGAACTCCTGAGTGTGTATATAGAGTTAGAAATGATACTGCCTTTGGCGTAACACCAATTGCAGATAAAACACAATACGAAGTTTTATTTAACTTTTTTACTTCCTCTGCGGAGCTTAGTGCATTTGGTGATACTCCTAAAGTACCCTCTAGATATCATGATGTAATCGTTGCAAAAGTAAAATACTATATTCATCAGTTACGGGGTAACAATGAAGCTACACAGTTTGCTCTTAGAGATTACGAGACAGGAGTTCGCAGAATGAAAACGGAACTTATAAATCAA